ATTAACTCCAGGAGTTTTGACATGGAAGTCATCATACTCAAGAGTAATTGAAGGGATTAATGCATCAGCAGTTTGACCTAAGTTAGCATTCTTATTCATCTTAGCCATTACACCTACTAAGATATAAGTTTGAGTCACTTTATCATCAGGACCTAAAAGATCTAATCGTACTTCACCTTTTAGTTCACTATCTAATCTTGAAGCACCTACAGTATCTTTACCATCACCTGACCAGCGAGCTTGAGCCCATTTAGTAAAGTAAGTAGTAACTTTAGCATCAGTACCTTCTACCATTGTGATAGTGATTTCACCATTTTTAGTAGTTTTACCTGAACTATTGATTACATGACCTTGGAGTTCTACTTTAGTAGTATCTTCAACTGCTTCAGGAGTAGTCGTAGTTTGTACTCTGATTTGTAAATCTTCAGTAAATTCACCTACTGCTGGAGGAGATACAGTAAACAGTAGTGACCATCTTAGAGTATTCTGTAACTGACCTAGTCCCTCTCTAGTTTTTGCATAATTAAATTTCATTTATCATTCCTTAATGAGGTTGAGTAATAGTTAGTGATGAGGAGTGATCCTCATCACCATTTCTATTAGACTGTTACGTCAATATCTACAGATTTATTAAAGATAGCTAGAGTTACATCAATCATCTTGATATCCATTGTAGGTTGGATGCCTAAGAATACTGGCATACGTCTATTGTCAATATCAGTATTAGTGATAACATCTTGAACTGCTACTTTGAAGTCATAAACACCATCTTTAGCTTTAATGTCATCACGCATAAATGCATTTAATGCACCTTCTACAATGATCCATGCTCTTTCTGAGTTTATATCAAAATGCTTGTATTCTAGCATTCTTTCTAGACCGTATTTAATCACAATCAATAGCATTGCTACTGATCGTAATTGCATCGGTGAAGGTTTAGTCAATAGAGTTTCATTACCCCAAATAACTAGACCACTACCTTCTTTGTATCTGATAACATTGATACGATTATCATCAAGGAAGTCACGTTCACCTTCATCGTACTGTACCTTAACTCCTAGTCCACGTACTTTACCTCGTTCCCATCCTGCAGCAGGATAGAACATTGCAAAATTACGAGTAGTGAAGCATTGTGATGCAGCAGCATAAGCTTCAGGAGAAGTCCATACTTCCATTTGATTAAATTCATCATAGAACTTCACCCATCCTGAGAAGAATGAGCAACGATGAGTATTTAAATTCAATGAATTTTTGTATGCAACTACTTGAGTCAAGTAATTAATACCTTCTTCTGATGCTGAACTTGAGGATAAGTAACCATGAGATAAATTATGAGTTACGCATAATTCTTCAATAGCTTGAGCAAATGCAGGGAATGTAAATCCACCATCCATAAACAACGTAACTGGAGTACGTTCTTTATTATTTAATTTACGTAGAGCTGTAATTAAATCACCTACTGTTACTGCACTACCTAATGAACCTCCAGTTAATAGATTAGCTCCAGGATTTACTAAAGTACCTAATTGACCACTGATAGTAAACTTAGCTCCTACTGGATAATTGTAGAATACTTTATTCAATCTATCAATATCATAGTATTTAACTCCACTAGCAACACCAATATTAGAATTGTTGTAGTTAGGATCAAAATAATGAACTTTACTAATAAACCCATTACCTAAAGGATCATAAATATTCTTATTGATTGATAACTCTTCAATTTTTCTATCTACAATAAAAGTACCTTCACCAGTATTAGTAGATAATACTTTATACTCTTTAGATAATACAAAAGTACCATCAAGATTTTTAGATAATTGGAATTTAACTCTAGTACCAGGAATAATATTAATACCATCAGCAATTGTCAGTGAACTGACTTTTACTTCAGTATGATCTATCATCAAATTCTCACGTAATTCAACTGATGACTCTCTGAAAATATCTTCAGAATCACGTCTCCAATAACTGTAGTCAGTATTCAATGGTTTTAATGGATTACCTTCATTATCAACACAATTAGGATTATCTACAATCTTAATGTAAGCTGACTTACCATTAATCTTTTCACTAATATTCAGTTGACGTTGATAACCATCTAACTCATAAGTACGAGAAACTTCCCAATTTTCTACTTGAATACCTTTAAAATAAACTAATAAATTAAAGGCATTATCATAGTTAGAATTAGGAGTAATGCCGATAGAGATATCATTACCCCATTTACCTTGGTTAGCTGATACTACTAAGAATGCATCACGATCTTCAAACTCTGATTGCACTACTTTTAAGATAGGAGTAGTAGTATTAATATCCTCAAAATCTACTGCACCATTAATAGTGATAAATTTTTGAGTTTCTTGATATAATGATTTTGATAGGTACTCATAAACAATATCTCCATCATTAAATTCACCGAATACTAATCTATCACCATCAGCAATATAATCAGAACTAGATACTAGTATTGACATTCCACCACTACCATTACCTTGAGCAAATCGTGCTACTACTGGATTATCAGGATAATCAACAGGACCATCTTCAAGAGTATATTTTCTAATACTCATACCAGGAATAGCAACTAATGGACCTGATTCACCATCCAGATCGATTTGAATCATATCGTAAGATACTTCTTCAGTACTAGTACTTAGTACTTGGAATGTAGGAGTATCTTCACCTGCAGTAGTATTAGGACTATTTAATACTGATACTGATTCACCAGTAAAACTAATACTATCACCTACTTCAAATGGTTCAATATCATTAACTCTAATTTTACTTGCATTCAATTGTACTTCAGGTGCTACAAATGCACCAGTATCTTCGTACAATTTATTAGTAGTATATACTGGGAAAGTATATGCATCTAATTGAGCTTGAGTAATTGATCCTACTGGAGCGATGATTAAATGCTCTTCAGTAAGAATACCTAATGGACCAATAGGTTTAGATAATACTTTTGATCGTACTAAGGCACCTGCGTAGGCAGCATCAGCATGAGCTGCACGTACTGACCATAATTTATTACCTTCAGTAAGATAAGTTAGACCTGAGTACATAGATGTACCTAATTTAGGATTAGGAGTACTATGACGAGCTAAGAATTTTTCTCTACCTGTATTCAATACTGGTACGTTTACCTCACCACGATCAGATACTACTACTAAACCAGCATATACACCATCAAAAGAAGGAACTATAGTACTTCTATCCTGTTCTTTAATGGTCAGTTTTGCACTTGACATATTTATTCCTTATAAATTTTTATTTATTACCATTAATTGAAGAAGTATTTACTGTTTTCTAAATGACAGTGCACTGCCGTATTCAGCTTGTAACTGTTTCATTCTATACTCAGAAATCAATGCTACATTTTCTACTCTAGCATTAGCAGGAACCATTACAGTAGTATCATGATTAGTAGCATCACCATCAAGATCCACAAAGATTGTATTTCTAGTTCTATTACTAATAGTGACTTTAATTTGATTAAGACTCATATATTTTACCTTATAATTATGGAGGTGGAAGTTGTTGAGATGGATTATAATAAATTACTTTACGTTCAGCTAATGTATCGTCAGTAATATTATCTGTATCCATTTTTTGTGACTTATTATAAACATGAATTGATAATACAATTGTTTCTAATAATTCACTTCTAGTACTGTAAGGTAAGAATACAAGTCCTTTTACTCCAATAGAAAAATCTACTGATCTTAAGTCAGTACTACCTATATTACCTAAATTAGCTAGTTCACTAAATTCTAATGAATATTCAATATCTTCAATAGGTTCAATATTCTCTTTTACTTTATAACTTACTTGAATTCCTGGAGTTTTATTATGAAGATTATAAGTATATAGTAACTCAAATACATCTGACATCTCTACGCTATCAAATAGAACTTTAAAATTCATACTAAAATTACCGTAGAATGCTTGTCGTAATTCAATACCATACTGAGTTGAGTAGTCACGATTGAATACTTCAATATCTTGATTATTAGCAATATTAGGATCTTTAGTTACTGGTGATCTAGAATATAATCCTAGATTATGAACTGACTTTACTTCAACTCCTAATGGATCTAACATATTTTTGAAATATGAATCATTTTCAACTCTTAGTCTTATTGATCTTCTAAATTCACTAAGAATATCAAGTTCTTGATTATACTTAAAAGTTATATCTACTCCATAATCTTTAAAAGTACTTTTTAAATACTCTACAACTGCTTTTTCAATTGAACTTATCATGACCACTCCTAAATAGGATCGAATATATATTTAGAAGTAGATGTAATAGTACCTATTGAAGGATCATTATCATGAGATTCATTACTATCTACCATTTCAGTATATTTATCAACTAACTCTTCAGTATTGCTAGAATCTAATACTGATTTATCAATACTTATTAATGGAGTAGCTAGAATTTCTTTATAGATTTTATCATAGTTAGTATTAATACTATCAGTATCTAATACTGAGAATTGTAGTATTCCTTGATTAGGAAC